TTCCCCTATACAATCAACCTCAGATGTGCTGGGCACGTCGTATCGTGTTGCGATGGTCGCGACGCCATAAGCCAAGAGGTTCATCACATGAGAATCGGCAAACCCAAGCCTAAAGGCGTTGCCGGGGTGCAGCCAAGACGCAAAGCAGGCGACCCTAAGCCAGAGGGCTACCCTGGGCTGGGCCGCCCGACGTCGTACCGACCCGAATATTGCGAGTCCCTGGTGCGCTATTTCGACCGCAAGTCGTGGTGTGTCGCCACCGACGCAAAAGGTACTCAGAAGGTGATGCCCCAGGATGACATCCCCATCCTAGACCGTTGGTGTTTAGCCATTGGCGTACCCCGCCGCACCATTTACGACTGGATTAGAACCCACCCAGAGTTTGCCGACGCGCACGACACCGCGATGGGGTTGCAGAAAGCCTTCCTGATTGAATCCGGCATCGTTCACGGCTCGGGCGGCTTCGCCTCGTTCATGCTCAAGTGCGTGCACGGTATGCAGGAGCCGAAACAGGACGCCGACGAGAAAGCAGACGGCCCTATCCAGCGGGTGGTTGTGGAGGTCGTTGGTGCAAATCAGCATAAAGGCGACTGAGCCCCAGGCCGCATTCCTCGGGATGCACTGCAAATTCCCTGCATTCGTCGCCGGGTTCGGCACCGGCAAATCTGAGGTGATGTGCAACTCTGCCCTCCTGGACAGCCTGGAAGGTGGCGCGTCGTCGCTCATCGCCATGTATGAGCCAACCTATGACCTGGTGCGTCTCATCCTTGCCCCGCGCATGGAAGAGAAGCTGCAAGAGTGGGGTGTGCGCTACCGCTACAACAAGTCGGACAACATCATCTACACGTCCAACCGGCAGCTGGGCGACTTCGTGCTGCGCACCCTGGACAACCCGGCCCGTATCGTGGGCTATGAGTCGTTTCGGGCCAAAGTGGACGAGCTGGACACCCTCAAGACCGAGCACGCGAAAGAGGCGTGGAACAAAATCATAGCCCGTAACCGCCAAATCCCTGACACCTACGTCGCGACATCACCGAAGCCGGTCAATACCGTGTCAGTGTTCACCACTCCGGAGGGGTTCCGCTTCGTGCACGACCGCTGGGTTGTGAACAAGAAGCCGGGTTACGACATGATTCAGGCCAGCACCTTATCCAACCCGTTCCTGCCGGAGGATTACGTTGAGTCGCTACGGGCGACCTACCCCGGCCAGCTCATCGAGGCTTACATTGACGGCGAGTTCGTCAACCTGACATCTGGCACTGTCTATTACGCATACAAGCGCCTGCGCAACAGCAGCCGAGAGACCATCCAGCCGGGCGAGACGCTCTATATCGGGCAGGACTTCAACGTCGGCAAGATGGCGAGCACGGTTTACGTGCAGCGGGGCCGAGTCTGGCACGCGGTTGCCGAGCTGAAAGAGATGTTCGACACCCCGGACGTGATCCGGGCCATCCAAGACCGCTGGCAGAGCCAGGGCCACCACATCGTGATTTACCCCGACGCCAGCGGCAAGAACCGCAAGAGCAACAATGCCAGCACCTCAGATATTGCCCAACTCCAGCAGGCCAAGTTCGAGGTCAGAGCCAAGCCGTCCAACCCAGCAGTCAAAGACCGTGTCGCGGCGATGAATAAAGCGCTGGAGTCTGGTATGGTTATGGTCAATGAGCAGGCCTGCCCCGACACCGCCCGTTGCTTGGAGCAGCAGGCCTACGACAAGAACGGCGAGCCGGACAAGGGCAGTGGTAGCGACCACCAGAATGATGCAACAACATATCCGATTGCCTATGAAATGCCTGTAATGAAACCGGTTATCCACATTCCGATTAAATTTGCGCTGTAAGCGCTGGAGGATGATTATGAAATTTCGCAAAAAGCCAGTTGTTATCGAGGCAATCCGGTGGGATGGCGAAAACTTGGATGAAGTTATGGTCTTCTGTAATGGAGACGCTAGTTACGAATTGATGGCCAGAGGAGCTTCTGAGTTAGTTATAGCTACACTTGAGGACGGAGAATCAATAGCGAGGCATGTAGCATCTGTGGGGGATTTTATTATCAAAGGTGTAGCTGGTGAATTCTATCCATGCAAGCCTGACATCTTCGCCGCGACTTATGAGGCCGCAGAATGACAGCAAACGTAAACTTTGGCGGCGGGGTCAAAACCCGCCACCGCGATTTCACCATGGCTTTCGACACGTGGCAGAAGGTGCGCCACGCAGTCAGCGGCGACCTCGTAAGCTACCTGCGCAACGTAGGCAAGAACGAGCCAGACCCCGAGTATGGCGCCCAGCGCCAGAAGGAGTACGAGGACGGGGCTATCTGCTACAACTTCACCAAGCGCACCTTGTCAGGCATGGTCGGCGCTGTGATGCGCAAGGAGCCGGAGCAGATCATCCCGTCGAAACTGGAGTATCTGCTGGAGAATGCGGACGGCTCTGGGGTCGGGCTGTGGCAGCAGGCCCAGGACACCCTGGGAGAAATCGACTCTGTGGGCCGTGGCGGATTGCTGGCGGACGCTCCGAACGTGCAGGCGGCGACGATGGCCGAGCAAAACGCCGGGCTGCTCAATCCGGTGCTGGCCTACTACACGGCAGAAAACATCATAAACTGGCGTACCGAGCGCGTAGGCTCTGTGAATCGCGTCGTGATGGTCGTGCTGCGCGAAGAGTACGAATACCAGAGCGGCCAGGATGAATTTTCCTATCTGACTGGCGAGCAGTACCGTGTGCTCGACATCATCGAGGGTAAGTACCGTCAGCGCCTGTTCAAGTTCGACCAGAAAGGCGCACTGCTGACCGGTCAGGCGGACGAAGTGTTCCCGCAGCTCGGCAGCCTTGCCCCGGGCGTTATCCCGTTCACGTTCATCGGGGCGACCAACAACGACCACACCATTGACGATGCGCCGTTGCTGCCGTTGGCTGAGCTGAACATAGGGCATTTCCGCAACAGCGCGGACAACGAGGAGTCCAGCTTTGTGGTCGGTCAGCCGACGCTGTTCATTGCGCCGGGCGAGTCGATGAGCTTGCAGGTATTCCAGGAGGCTAACCCCAACGGCGTCAAGATGGGCAGCCGCACGGGGCACAACATCGGCGCGGGCGGTAACGCCTTCCTGGTGCAGGCGGAGGCCAACAACCTCGCCAAGGAGAACATGCGGCAGAAGGAGGAGCAGGCGATTCAGATTGGCGCTCAGCTCATCACCCCAAGCCAGCAGATTACCGCCGAGTCGGCACGTCTCCAGCGCGGGGCGGATACATCCGTGATGGCGACTATCGCCGGTAACGTGTCGCAGGCGTACACCCAGGCGCTCAAGTGGGCCGCAGCGATGGTCGGTGCGCCAGCTGATAATATCGAGTTCAAGCTGAACACTGATTTCTTCTTGCAGCCAATGACCGCCCAAGACCGCGCCGCGTGGATGGCCGACATCAACGCAGGGCTCTTGCCAGCGACTGCCTATTACGCCGCATTGCGCCGCGCGGGCGTGACAGAGTGGAGTGATGCGGACATCAAGGACGCCATCGCAGACCAGCCGCTGCCGCCTGTTGCGCAGGCGGCGGAAGTGAACGGCGAGATTCCGGCGGACGCCAACCAAGACCAAGGAGCTGTGTGATGCTTGAGTTACTGAACGAAATGTTGAGAGACGCCATCAGCACCGGAAAGCAATTAGGGTTCATCCTGTTTCTGGCAATTGGCATTGCGCTGAGTATCAACGTCCCGCTCTGGTGCCTTGTCTGGCTTCTAGGGGGTATCAAGTGAGCAACATCAAATCCTTTCCAGCTCCTGGCGGTGCGGGGGCGAACGTAATCGAGCGGCTGGAAGAGGCGCTCGCCATGGCGAAACAAGGCCACATCGCAAACGTGCTGATGGTCATGGTTGATACTGACGATAACGTCTATCACGGCTGGGCCAACGGCAACCGCCCCACCCTGATTATCGGTGAGGCGTACTGCGCCATGCAGGCGCTTTCTGAGGCGGTCGTGCAGCGGCGGGGCCAGTCATGAGCGCATTAATCTCCGCATTCATCAGCCACCAGATCTGGCTCCAGCGCAACGCAACGAGCGAAGTGAACGATATGCGCCAGTTCATCGAGCAGATGCGCAAAGAGGTCAAGCAGGCGGTCTTGGCGTTCGGCGACGAGAGCCGCACCAAGGCCAAGCTGACCAAGATGCTCAAAGACCTGACTGAGGCGCTATACGCCATCGGCAACGACTGGGATGAGAAGCTGGTTGCCGATTTGCAGGAGCTCGCCAAGTACGAAGCCAAATGGACCGCCGAGACAATGGTGGACCGCACTGGCGTTAACTTCACCACGCCGACGCCGGAGCAGGTCTGGAGCGCCGTCAAGTTCAACCCCCTGGCGCTGGACGGAAAGCCGGTTGATTTCACCAAGCTGATGACCGGATGGGAAGAGACCGAGGTTGCCCGGCTGGTGCAGGGCGTGAAATCCGGTTTTGTGCAGGGCTTGACAACGCGGCAGATTGTCAAAAACGTCGTCGGCCCTGGAGGCCTTGGCGACGTATCTGAGCGCCACGCCGCGACGGTCGTCCGTACCGCGCTGAATCACGTATCGACCCAAGCCAGGCTGATGACGCTGGAGAAGAACAGCGACGTTGTTGAGCGGTACGAGTGGGTTTCGACACTCGACAGCCGCACCTCGACCATCTGCCGCAGTCGTGACGGCCAGAAGTACGAATTCGGCAAGGGGCCGCTGCCGCCCGCGCATCCGAATTGCCGAAGTGCGATTTCCCCGGTCGTCTCATCCGAGTTCGACTTCCTCGACGCTGGGGCGAAACGGGCCGCCCGTGGCGCCGACGGCGGTATGCAGATTGACGCAAACACGACATACTATGATTTCCTGAAACAGCAGCCTGCCTGGTTCCAAGACCAAGCGCTCGGGCCTGTGCGTGGGGCTATCTTCCGCAACGCCGGGATGACGCCGGATGAGTTCCGGGTTGCGAGTGTGGACGGCTTCGGCCGGCCTCTCACTTTAAAGGAGATGGCCGAGACCGATAAACGAGTCAGAGATTACCTGAAAGGAGAGTGACATGAGTGGATTTTTCCAAGTGACCGACGTTCCCGAGCGTCGGGTTGTGCAGTACAAGCGGGCCAACGCGCCGGGTGTCGGCGTGGTGTTCCTCGACGATGAGACCGTGCTCGGTGCGCCGGTTGACGACATGCCCTACGCAGACAAGACCGGGATCGGCGTGTCTGGCGGCGGTGTGCTGTTCGAGGTGCCATACCTGCCAGACGCAGGTAAGGTGTATTTCGCCGTGCAGCCGGAGGATTGCGCAGTGGGGGCGACACTCACGGCAACCGCGAAGGCCGGCACCGCGCCGTACGCTTACCAATGGTATAGAGACGACAAGCAAGTGGTGAACGTGCCCGAGAGCCAGGGAGAGCTGGTTGCCGGTGTTGCGGGTAGTTACTGGGTCGTCGTGACCGATGCGGGCGGTGAGCAGGCCGTGAGTAAGGCGGTCACTGTAGAATGAGAAAAGGCCCCGTTATGGGGCCTTAGTTTTGTATGCTTCCGCAATTCGTTTTCGCGCTATGTGGTAGTATTTGCGGTTTAGTTCAATGCCTATAAATTTCCGGTCAGTATTTGCGCAGGCCACCCCGGTGGTCCCAGAGCCCATGCAAAGATCAAGCACCGTATCGCTTTTGTTGCTAGACGCAAGAATAAGCCGCTCCATTAATCTAACCGGCTTTTCTGTCGGGTGTATTTTTGAGCGGCCCGATGGCGCTTGCCATAAGGCTTTTTTGCAATGCTCATTGAATGTCGCATTTGCTTTCCGCGCAAAAACGCAAAACTCAAGCCCACTCAACCAAAGCCGCGAACCGTTCATCGGGCTCGGGTTAGTCTTCTCCCATACGCATACCCGCGTTGTCATACCTAATCTTTTGAAGTGCCCGACCAAATCGCTTATCTGTTCTGTACCGCAAAAGGCGTAAATTGACCCCCGGCAAAGGCGATGCACCTCACGCGCCACGAGCGCCAAATCCATGTTGCACTCATCTGCATCTCCTCTGTCTAGTAAGCGTAACCCACCACTCTTCTGTGTTACTTCACCATAAGGCAAGTCGCACAACACCATATCGACGTTGCCGTCTGGTATGTCTTTCATAACGTCGAGGCAATCGCCCCGGTAAAGTTCAAAGCCCAATTTAAGCTCCTACCTTGTCAATTAGTAACTGTGTCACACCGACGCTCAAATCCTCGGCCACCTCGGCAACATCAAGCAACCCCCACACGCCGGTCGAGGTGAACAGCTTCATGGCTGTCTCTTCGTCGAGGAAGTCGCCCGCCGTCGCGATCCACCCCAGGGTCAGCAAGTGTTTCCTGTTAATATTTTCCCGCATGAACGCCATGTGTGCCTTGTTCAGCGAGTCTGCAATATTGCGCTGCCGTACCTTCATCGGCATAGCCCACAGCTCGCCCTTGATGTACTCATCGCCGTTGGGGCCTCTACACAGCGCATAGAGACCGATTCGCCATTGTATTGGTGTCTCACTCACGGCCGTGGCTTGAACGAGGTCTAACCGCTTCTCCTTGAGCGTGAGCCGGTTGTGCACTTGCACCTTCGGTGTCACCCCGGCGATGAACATGATCACGTTGTCACGGGTCAGGCGCTCGCCCATGGCGGTCAGCATCTTGACCTGACGGGCCTGCTCGGCCTTGGTCAGGGCTTTCTTGGTTCGGGTTCTAATCATCGTTTCGCTCTCTGTGAATCTGAAACCAATCATAAACCCACAAACGCTATTACTCAAGCGCTATTATTACTATAATTCTAGTAAACATACTTAATCACTAAAATTGCATAAGTAACAGGGAGGGCGTTTGGCGTGCTAGAAAACAAGGGATTTCCTCTTTCCTTTCTCCTTTCAACAACTTAGGTAATATATTGCCGTAGGGGAGAGAAAAAGGGACGACCTCTATGAGAGGGGATGTAGGGAATACGCATTCCACTACTCCCTACTCCTCCCCTCTATAGGTTAGGGGTTGAACTGATCGCGCTCCTTTACGGCAGCTATCCATTTGCCCGCTGCTGCGCGCTGGCGTAAACTCGTACAGAACAACAGGAGGCGCTATGTTGAACATCCGTCTTTACCTCACCACCGTCGCGGTGTTGGCCCTGGCTGGTTACGGCTGGGGGCTCTGGCAGAACCACACGGGCTGGCAGGATGGTCGCACCGCGCTACTGGCGGAGCAGTCAGAGGCCGCCGAGAAGCTGCGCAAAGAGAATGCCCAACGGCAGCAGGTAGAAGACACCAAGGCCGCCGAAGCTGAGCAGCAGGGCGAAGCCAAAACCATCACGATCACGAAAGAGCTGATACGCTATGTGCAGACCCCTAATCGCGTTAAGTGCGATTCTCCTCCTGAGCGGGTGCAGCTCCGCGCCCGTGCAGCGGCCAATGCCAATTTTATCCCCGGCTTTGATGGTGAAGCCGTGTCAGATGGAAACGCCGGTAAGTGACGCCGACGAGGATTTGGCGATAGACCTGCGCAATTACGAGTGCGTCCGCCAGCTCCGGATCCAAGTTTACCGCTTGCAAGGCTGGGCTCGTATTGCTGCCGGTGTTGCGCCTTAGCACTTCTCGGGTTAACATTCAATACAAGTGCGAGCTGGGCTCGCGTAATCACGTCCAGGGGACATACTGATGCTTTATCGCAACATGACTCGTAAATACTACTCCGAAGCCGGAGCAGACGGCGCGGACGCTGGCGGCCAAGGCGAACAGCCGAAGACCTACACCGAGGCCGAAGTGGCTGAACTGGTGGCCGGGCTGAAATCGAATACCGAGAAGCTCCTTGCTGAAAAGAAGGAAGCGGCCCGGAAAGCGAAAGAAGCCGAAGATGCCCGTTTGCTGGCCGAGCAGGAGCAGGCCAAGAAGTCAGGCGAGCTGGAGCAGTTCGAGCAATCGTTGCGTAAACAGTATGACCCTGTAATCGCCGAGAAAGAGGCCCGCATCAAGGCGATGAGCGACCGCATCCTCGGCAGCGAACGTAAGGCGGTCATGGGCGATGTGTTGGCGAAAGGTAAATTCATCGACGCCGCCGCCGCCGACCTGCTGGGCCAGTTCGTGAAAACTGAATTTGACGGTGATGCCGTCGTAACCAAATTCGTAGGAGCCGATGGGCAAGTCATCACGACCGACCCTGACAAGTTCATCGACTACTGCAAAAAACATCCTGTAATTTCGCATCTGATGCAAGCGGATGCGGCTTCCGGCGGCGGGGCCGGCGGAAACAAGAATCATGCTGGCGGGGCCGGTGGTGATGCAATTGACCAAAAACTTCGCGCCAAATATCGCAAATAAGGGGTAATACATGGCTCTGTCCAACATGCAGGTGTACAACGAGGACATCGTAGGCACCACCATCGAACTGCT